ATGAGGCGCGCCGAGATGCTGTTGCTGAAGAGCCTGGCTGAGACACTGATGGCCGACCGGGACAACCGCCACGACGACTTGCAGGCGACCATGCGGCTGGCGCACCTGAGTTCGCCGGAGATGATCCTGTACATGGTCAACCGGGTGCTCGAGCTCGAAGAGAGCATCGAGCGGATCGCCGCGGTTCTCCAGAAACTCTCTGCGGACGAGCCTATGCCCCTAGAGGAAACGCCGCCCGAACCAGCCTTCGAACCGGCCCTGCAGTCCCGCGCCACCGAGACCGCGGAAACCTAGCGGCGGGCAGGCCGCTACACCAGCACCTGGCGAGTGCTGGCGATCAGCGCATGCACCTGTCGCTCCACCTGCTCCGCCACCGGCACTTCGGGCCCCCGCCCCTCCGGGCAGGGCAGGTTCGGCGTGGTGCCGAACAGCCGGCAGATCAGCGGACGTTCCTCATAGGCCTCGCAGCCGTTCGGTCCGAGATGGACGCAGTTCCACTCGGCCAGGGCGGCGTCGTGTTCGGCCTCGCTCTTCACCGGCAGGCGGGCCATCTCTTCCGACGAGGCGGTAACCGGCCCGCAGCAATCGTGGCAGCCGGGCTTGCAGGCGAAGCCCGGTATCTGCAGGCGCAATTGGTCTATCTGGCGACCGATGCAACTCATGGGAAATCTCCTCGGCGGGGGAAGGATTGTACAGCGCGGACCGGAGCATTCCGAAAGTACCGGTAAGGATGCTCTCCAGCGAGCCGAATCGACCTGTTCAACCTGCGCTCTCTCCGTTCCCGGCCAGGGAAACAGCCCGGCTCCCTGTCCGCCCGCCCGTCCACGGCTATCTGCCGTCATGCCGCTCCCGAGCGCGGTAGCCCCGAGACCGCACAGGGGCGGAACGACGTGGCATAATCCGGCGATCACCTTTCGGCGACCTATCGGCAGGGCCCGGGAAGACCCGGGCCTCGGGAGAAGCAATGACTTACGTTCTCTACGGCATCAAAGCCTGGGACGCACGATAGAATTTGTTTTTCCCTATATGCATCAAGTAGTTATGACGAAAAATACCATCAAAAATCACTTCGTTTGAGAACATCCGCAAGCCAACAGAATCAAATGCTTACGGTAGCGTTTTGGAGGAAAAAAAGACCAAATCAGCGCTCTGCCTCGTAGACCGCCACGCCCCTCCCCACCGGAATCCACTTCTCCTCCGGATCACCTGGCCGACAGATGGCCACCTCTACCTCGGTGCTCTTCCCTTCTGCCGGCTCAGCCGGACGGATGGCCGCGTGCCGCAGCAAGTTATCCATGCCAGGCACGAACGTGCTCTCGGAGCAATGGAACGACCAGACCCCCGCCCGATTCGCATCGTTCACTTTCCGATCAAGCTTCAGCGTCCACCCTTTCTTGAGTCTCACCACCAGCACGGTCATGCTCCCATTCAAAATGGGTAGTCTACACGCCGCCCGCGTCCGGAAGCGGATACCTGGCCTTGATCTCCTCGACCTTGGCGATCCAGGCGCTGTAGTCCGGTTCCACGCCGGCCTTGATAGCGTCGAACTCGGCCTCGGTCTTGAGCGGGTCACTCTCCAGGCGGTAGGCATTTGCCCGCGCCGCGGTTGAGGCATCGTACTCAGCCTGCCAGCGTTCTTGCGCCTGCTGTTCAGCGGTCTTTACCTGGCTCCAGTCGATCATCGCGGTAACTCCACTGGGCCATCGGCCTCGATCATCAGCGGTTCAGGGAAGCGAGCGGCGGCACTGGCATCGGCGGCAAGCGGGAACCGCAGGATCAGTTGGATGCGGCCGGCGCGTCGCACTACGGAACCAGCGAACCACTCCGATCCAATCGCCTCAGCCGGCAGTTCACCGCCCTCCGGTAGCGGTGTGAAGTCGAACGGCTGACCGTTCACGGTGAGCACATCACCAGTCCTGCTCAGCGACAGGTGCTCGTTGCTGCCTGGCAGTGGTGCGTACGGTGACAACTTGATGATCATCAGAACCATCTCCCTACCAAAGTGAAAATCAAACGATTGGTGGCCAGTGCGTCCTGAAGGATGAAGAACAATGTCGAGCCGTTTGCATAGGCAACTTTCAGCCCGTTTGCCACAGAAGGGTTGCTCGCATGCGACGCCCAACTCACGCTGACACCGGTGGTCCAATTACCCAGAAATGCAGCCGGCAGGGGCAGTGATATAGACGTACCTGGCTGCTGACTACCGTCGCCCAACAACGTGACTATGCATATTTGCGTTCCATCAGCGAACCGCACGAACTCACCGTTCGCATTACTACCCCGCTGGATCACTGCGCCAGTTGGCACCCCGCTCGACTGCGAAACCGAGCCAAGGATGCTGTCTCGCGAGTACAAAGCCCCAGTTGAACCCAGGGCAGCTCTAACTGCAGCACTCCCAAGCCCAAGGGATGTGCGAGCGCCGGCAGCGGTTGCAGCGCCAGTGCCGCCCAGGGCAAGCGGCACCGTGTCGCCGTCGGCGAACTCGCGGAGACTGCCGTAGCCGTTGCCGTCGGCCTGGAGTTTCGTCGGGCGTACATCAGCCATTGAAAAGCACCTGCAGGTGGAGAGTTACGCCGCCGGCGGTGTACGCCGGCAGTTGGCTGTCAGGGTTCATTGTGAGCCGCAGCATAGAGCCATCGGCGAGATAACCCGGCACAGCCGCGGGGATACGCACGTTCATCGGATAGGCCACCACCACGCCCGCGCCGTTTGTCACGAACTGGTCGTAGCCGGTGCTGCGCCGGACGAAGTAGAGCGCGTTCGGCTCCAGCGACGCGGGCAGTTGCGCCACGACTTTATGGGTCTGGAGGACGGCCATTACCAGGCCGTCCCATTCCACTCGGCCGGGATCGGCTGGCCGTTGAAGCGCACCAGGCCAGAAGCCTCACCGAACTTGTCCAGCGTCGACTTGTTCGCGTGCGTGTGCGCCTGGGAAACGGCAGTGTCGATCTGCGCCGGCGTCGAGGTCGGCCGCCCGTTGATTGCGTCCCAGTTGAGTTCGACGTCCATGCTTTCGTATTCAGCAACCTTCAGCCAGGCGCTGGTCGCCGGGTTCCAGGCGTACAACGCCGCGCCGGCATCTACTGTAGGGTCCGCACTTGCGTCCTGAACAAGGACGAAAATGGCTCCCTCCGGCTCCAGGGCGTCGCGGGCGGCGATATCCGCAACGAACAGGATCGGCGCGCCGGTGCCGGGCAAGCTGGCCAACGCCTCGTTGATCAACGCATTGATCATCGCGCTGTTGCCGATCGAGCGCGCCACGCCGGCGCTGTTCGTCAGGTAGGACTCCGAGTAGCTGCCGTTCTCGACGAAGTAGAACGAATCGGGTTCCAGCGTACCCGGCAGGGTCGCCACTTTGAAAAATCGAATCTGGGCCATGTCATCACCAATCTGTCGCGCCCCATTGGGCACCGTCTACGCCATCCCTCCCGGGAGGCCCTTGGTCACCCGCAACAACCACAAGCACATCGGCCGGCGGCGTCACGGTGACTGCGTATTCCTGCATCTCGCTGAGCACAAGCGGCTCGCAATCAACCTCGATCGCCAGCGCCCAGGGCTCGGCGGCGTCATCCATCGCACCCTCCCCCACGGCTCACAGTGATCGGTCCGCTGTAGTAGCGGTGGACCGTGCCATCTGGGTATGTCACGTCCACGTCGTAGACCGCCGACGCCCATGCCAACGCCGCGGTATCGGAGGCCGATATCTCGCGCGAGATCGTTCCGGCGCCAGCGATCTCAAGGCCGGAGCCGAGCGCCAGCGTCATCAGCACAGCCCCGCCTGGCTCGGCGCGGATCTGCATCCGCACCTCGGCGCCAGTGAGGTCAACCGGTGGCTGGTAGATCAGTTGCCCGCCAACAGGCGCCAGCCCAACGGCTGAAAGCAGGTTGATCTCGACGGTGTTGTCGTCGATAGCGGCGACCCTATGAGGCAACTGCCGGAGGCGCGCGCGGATCAGGTCGGGCATGCCCTGGACGCCATCTATCCATGCCAGCCACGTGCCGGGCAATCCGTGCCCCGGGACGGTCAGCCGGACGGGAGCAGTCGGCGCGATCTGGGTGATCGGCCGGTAGACTAGGCTCGGTTGCATGATCCGCATCGTGTCGCGGAACGTCGCCCCTTTTTCAATGCGCAGGGGTACACAGGCCGGCGTCATGCGGCTTCTCCTTGATGTAGTGAAAGGGGCTAAACCCAACTGGTCAGGTACTGGATGCACTCCGGGCCGCGAGAGAGCTCTCCGGTGATCGGGTTGCAACTGGCTCGCACCCAGCGGTCGGCTGGCTCCCAGAAAAATCCGCGCCGGTACTCATGCGCTGGCTTACTCTTGGTCAGGGTGTCGGTAACCGTTCCAGAGGTCACGCCGCCAAGGTGCACGGCCGGCCCCTGGCGAACGCTGACGGTCGTTGTGGTCTGCCCCTCGGGATAGTCGAACGGATCGCGGATGTGGCAGATGGCTGCGCTGTTGTTGCTCAGCGCGGCGAGCCACACCTGATGCTGGTCCTGGTTGGCCAGCATGTTCTCGCCGTTCACCAGCCACTGGTAGGTCACAACGGTGTTGACGATATGCATACCTGGGGGGAATGTCGTCGTCGGCGGGGTGACCACCGGCCCACCCGTATGGTCTGGGTCGGTATAGGTCGTGACGTCATCCGGCTCCCCCGTACACTTCACCGTCCGAGTGATCTGCAGTCCTGTCCCTGGGATGTAGATCGCCTCGAACTGCTCGGTCAGCACGGAGCTGTCGACAACTGACCCGGAGCCGCTCAACAGCGCAACCTCGCTTGTTCGCTCCGTCGCTATTCTTGTCGTCACGCCGGGCTCGTTGCGGTACTCCTTAAGTGCATAGTGGCGTCGGTTGTAGCGCGCAGTCTGGATGTTTCCCTGGGCGTCATACCAGGCGGTCAGCAACCCGGAGGTCTGGTTCCACTCCTCTCGATAGAGCGTAGTTTCGATTGGATCCCCCGGCTGACTGCTCTCGTCGGTCACCTGATGAACCGGATTACCGAGCGCGGCCTGGCGATTCTCGATCACGTCTATTGTGACCGTCTGACTGTGATCCGCCTCTGGATCTCGGATATCCGGGGCAATGGTCACCTCGACGAGACCATACAACCCCTGAGGGGCTCCAGACGGGGAAGAACCGCTGACCACTGACGTGCCGGGCGGGGGCTTAATCTGCTGCATCCCGTCGCCCTGTGTCACCACCACGCCAAGCAGCAACCGATTTCGATAGACCCCCAGCAGCTTCAGGTAATCCAGCTTGACGCTATCACCAAAGAACCAGTAGTCGACGTTGCTTCCGAGCAGATTTTTTACCGCACACTCCGGCTGTCCTGCGCCCTGTCCAACATCCTCAAGCGTTATCTTCTTCCGAAGGGCGTGAATCGTTCCGCCCTTTGTCCAAAAATCGAGGTAGTAGCTACCCTGCTCCACATTGAGGTAGATATCCACATACAGCGGGCGGCGCGGCTCCTCGTCGCTAGACCACCAGAGGGGGAGCCCCCTGAATGGGGCGCCGCCTGTATAGGGCTGCCCCTCGGCCGAGGTCGTCGCGCCGCCGTAGTACAACTGATAGTCGTAATTGCCTCCGCCTCGGAGGATCGTTCGCCCCCACCACTTCCCGCCCTGCTCCTCGACCTGCGGGTCGTCCTGGTCCGGTAGGCCCATGTCGAACAGATGCGTGTGATTCATCGGCCAGTTGCCGTAGTACGCGATCGCTGGGCGCGTCGCCCCGTTCGGCAGGGTGACGTAGCCGGCCAGATCCTTGTTCTGCTGGCGAATCTTTCCGTGCCACGGCCAGCCCATGCGAACGACCTCGCCGTCCCAGGGCATAAGTTGATTCATGCCTTGAACTCCATGCGGCCAATATTCGAGCCGCCATCCTGCATCTCGAAGCTGGTGACGCGCTTGAACACAACGACGACCAGGCCATCGGTGCTCACGATCTCCTCGTCGGCCACCGTGCGCTTCGACTTGTCGGTCTCGGCCAGCGGCCAGGACACACCGCCCCCGCCGATCTGCTTGCCGGCGGGGTTGTAGTCGGCCCTGCCGCGCGCAGCATCCAGGGCGCCGCGCGGGTCGATCTTGCGCAGTGCGCGTGCCTGACGCTCCGGCTCGATCAGCCGGTTGAGTGCCGCGGTCAAGCCCTGGTCGCCACGCCGCTCCGCTTCAACCCGTTGGCCGCCGGCGCGGCGGATCGCTTCGTTCCTCGCGCCGAGGCCGCGGCGCTCGTCTGATAGAGCCATGCGCTATCTCCTACGCGTTCGGCACATCGCTGAACACAAGCATCGATAGGGTGAGCTCGTCAGCATCGAAATAGACGCGCGCCCACACTTCGCCGTTGAGGTCATTTGCATTGATCAAGAAGCCATACGACTCCTGAACAGCCCACTGCCTCGAGGTACCCACGATCGACATACCTCCGGGCAATTCACCCGATGTAACTCTGATCTGCAGTTGTTGCCCGCTCGGACCCGCAGTCCTGACATTCAGGTCGAACTGTCGGGATGTGCTGGGATCGATTCCAATTGCTGCAGTGCCGAGCTCGGGAATTGCGAACAGACGGGCCTCAACAAATGAGTGTTGAGGCTCGAGAAGGAACTGGCCATCGGTATTGACATGGAGCACCTCGCTCGGAGTGCTGCCACCACCACTACCCAGCTTCACCCAATCGGCACCGCTCGCGGTGCCCTTCGCCAGGTATAGCGCGCCGTTGTTCGTGTTCACGTAGTGAGCACCGATGCTTGGCGGCGGATCGAGCGGCTCCCCGGCGCCGGACAGGACGTGCGTAACAGTTGCCATCAAATGTTCTCCATAATCAGGTTGTTGCCGGCGTCGTCGACCAGCGTTGCGCCGGTTTCGTCGACAAGGGTGCCGCCAGACGCCCCGGACTCCAGAGCCTGGATGCGCGCCTGGAGCGTCATGAGGTCGCCGGCCGTGACGGCTGCATAGATCGCCGTTCCCGCCGGCCAGTTGCCGTCGGAGGTTCCTTCCTGTCGGCGCTCAATCGTCAGCACACCGCCTGCGCGGGCGGTTGCCTTCACGATTTCATGCTGCGCGGCAGCGTCATCCGCCAGCGTCAACAGCACCCAGCTACCGCCGGAGAGAGGCAGCAACGCGGCGGCGGCATCCGGCACCGTCAGGCTCAACGCGCCAGGCGAAAGGCCGGCGCTCAGCGTCGTCTTCCAGTTGTTGATCCAGGCTCTCGCCATCGCTACATCTCCAGTACGTCATCAGGTACAGCTACCCGGTAAGTGGCTGCGATCTCCGGCGCATGCTCGTCTCGGTAGTTCGCCGGTATCTCTGGCGATGTCACAATAAAGCGCCTCGGGAACAGTTCAGCGCCGGGATCGCGATTGCTCCAGTTACCTGAGAAACCATCCACCTCATCGTCATACGCGGGACCGCCGTTTCGTCCTCCGAGCTGCGTCGAGAGTTGGCCGCCACCCGACGGCGGACTGACGGGATCCGCCGAGCCAGCCGGCGGAACAAGGGGGTCTGCTGCGCCACCGCCGCCTCGCATCACCGCGATAGAGATCGTGGTCAGGGCGCTTCCGGATGCAAGATCGAGCCGGTCGACAATGCGTCGACACTTGCCCACCGCGCGCGCGCCCTGATCATCTAGTCGGATCGTATGCACCAGGTCGATCGGTAGAACCATGCTGGTGGGCACGTCCCACGTCACAGTCGTCCCGCGGTGTGCGGAGATGAGCGTCGTTGCTCCCTGAGCGAGCAGGCAGTTCAGCGCAGCCAATCGCCGGCTGTCGTCCTTTTCATCGCTATGGCCTGTGTTGCCGCCCGTGATGGGGTCGCTTTCCCAGCGCTCGGCCCTGTCCGACTCGATCTCGAACGAGGCGCGCTGCCGACCGACAATCGGGCCGGTCGCCGCCACGCTCGGCTGAACTTCCATGACCAACCGGTAGCTCTCTGTGACGGACTGCACCCAGCGCCGGCCAGCAATCCAATTTCCGCCGAGCAGCAATTCGGTGAAGTTGTTGACCCATGCCGCCGGCGGGTTGCAGTACACGCCTGTCGGTGGCAGCGGGTACCACGTTGCATAGAACAGAGTTTGTCCTTTGCTTTCCGTGGCAGTTGTAATCATCTCGACATCCGGCAGTTCGGTGTCGTCATGACGCCAGTTGCAGAACCCCGCCTCACCAACGGCATTGCCCGTTCCCGGGTGCTGCCAACCATACGAGGCGTTCAACTGCCAGAGCCGGCTGAATCGGTAGTCGCACTCGATCTCGACCCTGTTCGTCTGCGAACTCAGGTCGGCCAGCTCGACTGCAAGCGTTCCGTACACCGTAGAGCCTGGGCCGAACTCGAAGGCAGGCGCCACAGCAAGCCATGATGTGACGCGGAGAGCACCATATGGCGAGCAGTCCAAGCTCCCGGTGACGCTGGTCAAACGCTCCTGGGCGTAGTCCCACCGCGAGCGTCCATCGACCGGCTCGAACACATCTGCGGACCAGGCGCCGCCGACCAGGGCGTCGACGGCCGCAATCTCCATGGCCTCTACACGCTGCTGCAACTGGTCCGTGCAACTGACGTCCAGGACGCGCCGAACAGGATTCCAGGCTGGCTGTGTAACTCTCCCCGTAAACCGTCGCCCCTGACTCAGTTCACCCGCGGTCTCCGTTGCGTAGTCGATGGTTACGGTTCGACCGATCCAGTCCGTAGGGACAACAGGTCCGTCGCCGAGATAGATCGAAAAGGACGCGACGCCAGCCGCCCCCTCTTCACGATCGACCTCGATCTCCCCGGTCAGGAGCGGCGTAACGTCGTCATCGCCAACGCGCACGATTGGGCGCCATGTGAAAGCGTAGCCAGGGATGATCGGCTCAGGACCAGGCACAGCGGAGTGAGCGGCCGAGTTCAGCTCAGCGCTATTGAGCGGTCCACCGTTAAGCATCAGATTTCCTCAGCGACAATTTGCCAGGTCCGGCTGTTGTTCGAAGAATCAAGCGCTTCAGGAGGGATGGATGCGAAGACGTGGAACAGCGGCCACCACTCGACGCGGTAGAGTTGCGCGCCTGGGATCTCCGACACAGTTACCACCTGGCCGACGGACGACACGTCCGTTCTGACCCACTCACGGCCGATCAGCGCCAGCCCCCATGGACCGGCGTCCGGCCGAACCTCGCCCGGGATGGTGAATACTCGGTCGGCGGCAGTACGACCCGAGATGCCAAGCGACGCGTTGCATCGCAGTTCCAGCGGGTTGTCGAAGTCGAGGCCAAGCATCCCCGTGCCGATCCATCCTGAACCGCTGATGGTGATTGCCGTCTTGCGCCAGTGCGTCATCTGTACTGCCGCACCTCCGCTGAGCCGCAACCGCTCGACACCACCCTCAACAGGCTGGTACTGGCACTGCGGCGCGCCGCCGTGGATCACGATCGGCACGCCACCGAGCATCACATTCGGGATCATTCAGAACTCCAGGAAAAACAAAGCCCGCCGAAGCGGGCCAGGTCAGTATCGGCGCGTCCGCCCGAACTTCGCGGCGGCCTTGCGCATGTCGCGGAGCGTGTCCTGGGAGCCGTAAACGGTGAAGCCGTCACCCTCACCACCCAGGTTGATGGTCAGCGACCCCATGTTCTCCATAGGCCCAGGGCTGGCCTGCTGCAACAGCGCCGGAGAAGCCTCCGGAATGCTCGGTAGCAGGCGGGGAATGTTCACCCCTCCACCGTCCGCAAACTTCGGGACGCGCAGGCTGTTGAGCCGATCAAGAACATCAGGCCCGTAATGGCGCACCGCTGCTGCGCGGACAACGAATTCGCCATTGGACAGGCGGGCCAGGATGCTGTCGGAAGTACCCGTGCCAGGCCCAATGATCCGACCACCTCCGGCAAAGCCAGGGGGCTGCTGCCCGCTCGGGAACTGCGACCAGTTGCCGGCCTCGCCATAGAACTTTGGCACCACGGATATCTCGACTTGCTTCGGAATCGAGTCAGTGAACGACTGAACAGCGGCCTGAGTCTCGCTGGCAGCCCCTTCGTCAAGCTCAGATCCCACCGTGACCGTCGGCCCGCCACCTTCGGCAAATTTCTGCTCGGCTTCAGACTTGGCCTGCTCCAGCGCCTGCGTATCCAGTTCCGGCTCCACGCTGGCCTTGACCTTCAGCATGTCGGGATTGAAGTCTGGACTCTTCGATAGATCCTTCAGCGAAGGCTTTCCGCCCGCCAAGGTATCCAGCGCGGAGGGCCCTCCAGGGGTCGGCGTAACCATCGACGACGCATCAGGGGCAATGGTTGGCTTGAGCACCAGAAGATTGCCCAGCCTTTCCGCCAGCGCCTTGACGGCCTGCTCCGCTTTCTGTTCGGCCTGCGGGTCCATCGACGGAGTGATCGTCAGGTTCTTGACCTTCTCGGCAGCCTTGGCCAGAGCCTCAATCTCATCCTTGACCTGCTGCAACTTGGCGTCCGCCTTGCTCTGCTGGACACCGTTGGCCGCCAGTTCGATCTGCTCCAGCTCCTTGGCAAACCCGGCGAGGCCATAGGTGCTCTGCCCAGCCTTCTGCATGTCCAGGATCATTTGCCTGGCTCGCTCAGCCAGCTTCAGGGCACCCTCCGCATCGCCCCGCTGGAGCGCATTGCGTGCCTCGACCTTGAGTGCCGAGGCGCTGGAGTAACTTGCCTCCCCCGTGCCGCCGCCGGTCAATTGCGCCAGCGTGTCCCGGTACTTCTCCTCGATAGCCAGACGTTCGGCCCGGATCTTCTTCACCTCGTCCAAGGCTTTGCGCTCAGCCTGAGCCTGCTTCTTGGCGGCCGCTTCCGCTTCCTTGACTTGCGCCGCCGCCACCTCCTTCAGGTTGTTCAGGTTCTGGCGACGCAGTTCAGCTTGGCGCTGGTTATACGCAGCTACGATAGAGTTGATCCTTTCGCCACCTTGCTTGGTGGCCTCCTCCGTATCTCCAACTGTCTTTCTGTAGATGTAGGCCCAGGTAGACAAGGCCGCAGCCCCAGCTTTGAAACTGGCCGGCATGATGGCTACCGAGCCGGCCGCCTGGTTCGCCAGCCTGGACGTATTGGACAGAACATCATTCCCATCCGCCAATCCATTCAGTGCTTGCGCCGCAGCATTGATGGAACTGGCCGTCGCATTCGAAGCGCCCGTCACGTCATCCAGCTTGCTGATGATCCGATCCATTGCATTGCCAAATCGGGTCGAGGCATCGGACACGGTGACGCGCATGTTGTCGACCTTCTCGGTCAACTGCTCATATTGGCTATTGATGGCTGGAATGACTTTCTCGGTAGCCAACTCCCCCGCCTGGGCCATCTTGATCAGCTCCGCGCGCGTCACGCCCAAGCCGTCAGCCAGGGCTTGCGCCAACTCCGGCGAGGACTGGATGACCGCATTGAACGCATCGCCGCGCAAGGTGCCGGTTTGCAATGCCTTGCTGAGGTTGTTGATGACCGCAGTGGCCTGCTCACCCTTGGTGCCGCTGGCAACAAGCCCAGCGCTCAGGGTCTCGGTGAAGCGCAGTACTTCATCCGTCGAAAAGCCTTGCTCCTGGAGCGGACGAATTGCGCTGAGAAACAGTTCCGCACCGTCGGCAAACTGCGTATAGGTCCTATCGGCATTGGCCCGCAGGCGATCGAGAACCTGGCCGTACTCCGCCTCATCCGCGGTTGCGTTGCGCAGGCGGTCGCTCAGTTCCCCGACTGCATCCGCCGCATTGAAATACGCACCGGCCACGCTCTTGATGGTGTAGAGAATCGCTGCCGCGCCAGCGGCCCTTCCCACCAGAACGCCCAGCCCGCCCTGGCTCGAGCCGGTCTGTATCTCGCGGATTTGCGTCTGCGTCGCCTTGAGCTGGTTACGGTATTGAATCTCCGCCGCCGCCCTCTCCGTCGCCGACAACACCCCCGCGCGAGTAAGACGTTGGTAATCCTGCTGCAAGCTGACCAGATTAGCTTTCAGTTCACGCAGGCGATTGATGCCCAGTCGATCCAGGCTAGTGTTCATCGCCAGGTCGGCACGGCCTGCGCCAAGGCGTTGCCCCAGGGTCGCCGCCAGCCGCTGCTGTTCCGCCGCCAGGTTTCGAGTATCCACCCCGGTACGCTGGATCTCGCTTCGCATTGCCGACAGCTTGCTGATCTGCAACTGCTCCTGCCGCTCCAGCCTGGCCAGTTCCTGAGTCGCCGCGCGATAGTCTCCCTGCAATGCCCTGGTCGGCGTGGACGTACGCGCCAGCTCATTGCCCAGTTCACGCACGCGATCACGCGCCGAGCGCATTTGCCGCTCCGTACCCTCAAGGCTGCTTTCCAACTGACGGAAGGAGTTAACCTGGCGCAGCGGCTTCTCGATCTCCCGTGCCATCTCGGCATAGGCTTTGCGAAAGCCCGAAATCTCGCGGGCGGCCTCATCGAGGTCAGCCGTCAGCCGCAGTTCTACGTCTGCCATCTCATTCAGCCTTCAGCGCTTGCAGGAAGAGTTTGTAGGGGTAGTCCCAGACCTGTTGATGGCCCAGGCGAATCAGGGCGCAGGCGGCCCGTTCAAGATGCTTCAGCGCGTGCGCTGGACTTTCTCCAGACGCGCCAGCATGGCGAAAAAATGCGGGTTCTGTTCCTTGCACGCCTTGATCACGATCGCCAGCTCACTCGGGCGCAAGCCTTCGATGGTGTCGCGCTCCAGGCTGGTCATGAGCAGCAGGTCGGACAGCCTCAGCTCCTCGAACAGCGCCGCGTCAAGAATCGTCTCATCACTCGGAATCAGCATCTTGCGCAAGTCCTTCACCGCCAACTCGCGGACGATCACCTCAATCTCACCCACTTTCACAACCTTGCTTGCGGTCATCTCGGACATTTCAATACTCCAAAAAGCACAAACCCCGCCATAAGGCGGGGTCTCTGGGAAATAAGAACTATCCTAGCAGTCAAAAGTATCCCAGGATTCCTCTCCTGTTAGGTCCGCCCCTTTAGGCTTCACCGTATAGTGCCCAGCACTGTTGAATATAATCTTCCACTCTGGGTCTGTAGCACCATCAGACTTACCGAAGAACCCGCTCTCATATACAAACGAACTGCCACCACCACCTGTATTACACTTTCCATCCTGGTCCATAGGTGGAGTCTTGCGTTTAGCAAGAGCAGGTATAGCGCCATTATTAGCAAAAACGACACACCCTGAATCAAGACCACTTGAACCAATATTTTGGTATTCCCGAGACGAGATATTACTAACTACAGCCCAGCTATACTTGTAACCGTATTCAACACGTTTATCGTCTCTACTCTTTCTAGAAATAAATCTTTCAGCCTTGTCGGCCTGGCTGATGGTTATTGTCCCATCAGCCACGCAGACCTGCGCCCCGGTCTTATTTGTCATGGCCATCGCACGCGCATAATCGAGACTCTTTTGCAAATCATTGCGCGCCGAGGCCATGCTGTTGCCTTTTATGAGATTCACAAAAGACGGAATGGCGAAAGCGACCATGACACCCAAAAGGACGACAATGACCATCAGCTCGACAAGGGTAAATCCGCGCGACCTAGAGTACATTTCAACCCCTCCCTAAATGGCGCCACTGTAGCACCACGCGGGCTCGCCCACATCCGGCGTCCCTGCCGGGCATGAACGGCGTCACACCGTCGCCAGTTCCTTCTTGATGTTGAAGTACTTCGATTTTCCAGCGCCGACCTTGGTCGGGTCCATCAGGACCTTGGCAGTGGCCTCGGCAGCCAGGAAGTCATCGGTGCTGATCCAATCCTGCTGGCTCGACGGGTTCAGCCGGCACATGAAATACCGGGCCAGGATGCGCCGTTGGGTACCGGCTGCGTTCTCGCCCTCGAACAGGAACTCGAAGACCTTGCCGCTGTTGGTCAGGGCCTCGATCACATCGACGGTCGCGGACTTGTAGGTCACCTTGATCGGCGAGGCGGCGCTGATCTTGCCGCCCTCAAGGAACTCCAGGCCCGAACCCGTCATGTTCCAGTCGTCGAACTCGGCGTAGGTGGTCGTTCCGTCCTCACTGGTGACACTGGTGATCTCCAGCGGCATGAAGTCGAGCGCAAGGGTTCCGCCCGGCACCACGGTATGCGCCTCATCCGTGTGCGTTGCCGACGGCACGCGGGTGGCGTCGCCCCACATCAGCGCCGCCAGCATCGCGGTATACAGCTCGCGGAAGTTGATCGACAGGCCCACCGAGGTGATCCGCGATACGGCGTCGTACTCGCCACCCTGCGGCGTGGTGGTGTCCGGCAGGGTGATCTCGTTGGTCTCGATGGTCTGCTGCAAGGTGGACACCAGACCCACCTTCTGGAAGGCTCCGCCGGTACCCGCTTCACGGGCCTTCAGCCAGCCGCCGATCACGAACGTCTCTTTCTCGATAGCCATTACTTGGCCTCCTTCTTGACCACGCCCTCGCGGCGCAGGAATTCAGCCTGGTCAGGGCTGACGTTGATCTTGTCGCCGACCGCCTTCTCCTCGCCCTGGTGCCAATGCACCTTGGCCAGGGTGACCTCGACGGTTTTGCTCGGCGCAGGCTGCGCCGGGGCGTCGACCGGAACCGGCGCCTGGGTTTCGCTCTTCATGGATCACCCTTCGATGATGGTTTTCAGATAGACAGGGATTCGAATCACGGCAGCGGCCACAGCATCACCCGGCGGGTACGGCTCAGGCGCTCCCAGCGTCAGCCCGGCAATGCCGCGCTCGCGAGGCAGCCAGCGCAGGAACTGCCCCTTGGGGGCAGGCATCAGGCACGCCAGCAGGTCGAGCTGCAGATCCTCCAGGGCCTCTTCATAGTGGTCATACCCGCCTTGCACCGCGCCTACCACGTCGAAGCCGCGATGGAAGCGAACGCCGGCGTCGAGATGCTCAGGCGGCTGCTCCTTGGCCGGCTGAACGACGATCAGCGGGAAGCCTTGCCTGCACTCCTTGATCAGTTCGTTGAACCAGCCGGAGAGCACACGGGTACCTGCATCCGTGCGGTAGCCGTTGGCCGGCGTGATCGTTTGCAGGCGCGCCAGCAACGCTCGTCGCCCCACGGTCAAGACGTTGGGTTTCAGCATAGGTCCTTCCTGCAGGCGGCGGTCAGGATGTGCCCATCGTCCGCAACCATCTCTTCAACCATGAAGCGCTGACCACCCACGATGAACACGTCACCCCGACTCGCTCCGGACAGATCGATCTTGCGCCAACTGATCCCGATCTTGTCTGTCTGAAACATGCCCTCCGGACCCGTCATCATCAGGTTGTGATCAATGATGACCTCGAAGCCGCAGGACGGTGGCGCGCCCGAGGCGCTCTGGTGAGTCGCCCGCCCATCGGCGAAAGTCTTCATTACCGTCTGATGTAGGCGATCCCGCCAGTTCGCCCAGCCCATGGGACTAGCCTCCTGCACCTTCAGCCGCTGGAGCCGAAACGCCATTGAGCCGGCAGCGGCCAACCGCGGAGGGATTTGCTGCCGCCTCGGTAGCCAGCCCCACCAGGACCAGGCCCGCGCCAGGCGCATTGGTCAGATCGCCACTGGCTGCGTCCAGGTAGAGCGGATCACCCACGACCCACGCTTGGGCGGCCACCTTCTGCAGGTCGAACACGCCGGTCGTTTTCAACTCGACGGGCTGCCCATCGGTGACGGTGGTTGCGGCAACACCGAGGATGGCGCCGACCTTGTACAGCTTGCCCGATACTGCTCCACCAGCGGGGGCGGGGACGGTGAGCATGTCGCCATGTTGGATGAAGGTCTTCATGATTTACCTCGCAAGGAGTTCGTAGAAACACAAAGGGCGCCCCGTGGCGCCCTTCAGCTTGACTCTGCCGATCAGTTACCGGCGTTCTTGTAGGCCCCGCGGTAGTCGATCCAGGCCGCGCCGAAGACCAGCCGCGCCTTGATCTCCATGCCGTCCACCTCGAACCCCTCGCGGGTCTCGGTGAAGACGCCCTGCTCGCCTTCCAGGTAGGCATACTCAAAGGTGTCAACGACGCCCGGCGCGGCGTACAGGTACCACTGGTTGCCCGTAATGCGCGCATCGACGATCACCGTCAGCGAGGCGTTGCGGCTGTCGTTGATGTCGGCGTTCTTCGCCGGCACGTAGTTGGAACTGGTGAACTGGAAGGCCTCCAGCTCCTTGTCCGGCCCCACCACCAGGAACTCCGGCGCCAGGTTGAGGAAATGCCCGGCCTTGGACTTCTGCTTGCGCATCGCGGCACGAGCGGCCGCCAGTGTGGCGGTATTGATCGGGCCGCCGCTGGCGGCGACGTTGCCGTGCGCATCCGAGAACAGGTCCTCTCCATCGACGAACTCCGGATTACCCAGCAGCAGATCCCACACTAGGTTCGATTCGGTCTGTCCCGCCGCCGCACCCAGCGCTTGCGGAATACGTGTCAGCGCCGAGAGATCATCATTGACGATCGCCTCCCAGGTGATCGCGATGATCTTGCCGAACTTGGCCACCTTGATCGGCGCGCCTTCTTCGCCCAGGGAGCCGTACTTGTACTCCCCGTGCTCGTTGACCTTCTCCAGCGCGGCGATATCGCCCAGCGCCACGCGGGTTACCTCGCGGAAGTCCGGGACGGTGGTCTGGCGGCCGAGCGGGCGCCAGGTCTGCGGCGCCAGCGCGTAGGCATCGCGCAGCGTTCGGTTCACGGTGCTGCCCAGAAGCAGCGGGAAATCGCTGGTGGTGTGCATGCCCGCTGCCCGGAACGCCTGGCGGTCACAGCCCAGGGCAGCGCGCGCCACTTCCTGCGGGGTCAGTCCGCGGACCTTCCCCCCAACCAGCTCCACGGACTCGCGGGCCATGTCGATCAAGCGCATGCCGCGAAACTCGCGGGCGGCCTCCTCCAGCTTCACCTTGGGGTTGCAGCGATGCAGCAGGGCGTTTTGCATCGCCTCGCGCTTGGCGGCAACGACCGACAGGTCGATATCGCTGGTCACGCCGGCGTGCGCGCTACGACTTTCCGGCTGCTCGGACTGCTGCCGCTCGGCCAGCTTGTCGATCAGCTCGGCGCTGGCCTGCTCGAGGGCCACGCCGCGCGAGATCAAGTCCTCCGCCACGTCCTCGTCCAGCCCCACCTTGCGCGCCATCTGGCGGATGCTCAGGCAGCGCTTGCGCTCAGCCTCGGCGGCTTCACGGCGAATCGACTCCTCGGCCGCGCGTTTCTCTTCTTCGGTCATTGCATTTTCCTCTCTTGGGTTGGCCACGGCGGCCGGTTGTTCGGTCGGCGTCTCGGCCTCCCGGGTCTCGAAAAGGGTGGTGAAACGTTGGCCCTGGTAGTCGGCAGGAGTCTTGGCGTTTCGCACCTTCGCCCCATCGTCGAATCCAATCGGCACAAGGGAGAGCTCCATTGGCTCCCAGTCCACTGCCCTGTAGGTCGGAAGCTTGTCGTCAGGGGCCTCGATCAACTCGTAGCGATGGACGGAATAGCCCACGCTGATATTGCGCAGGATCCCGTCGCGCACGTCCTGGAAGATCGACTCGACATCCTCGCGCTTGCTGAAGCGGACCAGTGCGTGCCCCGCTCCCCCTTCCAGCCAGGCGCGTTCGACGACGCCAACCACGTCACCCAACTCCCAGGCGCTGTGGGTGTTCAGGAACGGCGCGCCGTTGTTCAGCCGGTCCAGCCGGACCGCCTCGGGCGTCACCTCCAGTTCTTCCATATACGCGCCGATATCCCAGGACCAGCGCCGCCCCTTCGCCCCGGTAGTCCAGGTCAGTTCAGCGGTTCGGTTCTCGATATCGACGGAGCCCGGCCGCACCGCGGCGCGCAGGCTCAGCATCGGCGTCTCATGCGTCTGGGTCATTGCCGTCATCTTTTGAAGTCTCTTCAGGTGCTTGCTGGGAATTGCTCCCCTGCGGTTTGGCTTGCGCCTGGCCCCCGTTGGAGACCTTGCGCGCGTCGTAGTCGAAGACCAACCCGAGCTCATCCACCTTCGACAGGTGGGCGGCATAACGGGTCAGCACATCGTCCGGGTCGGTGTAGCCCATCTCGCGCAGCGCATCGTCTGGTGTGATCAGGCCAAGGCGCAGGCGATCCTTGATCACGCTGACCTCGGCACTCGGATCCACCATGTCCCGGCGCGGCGGTACCCATTCAGACAAGGCGTCTTCCAGGACGCCACCAGGCAGCAACGCTTGCGCCTCCATGAACCACTTCCAGACCGGCTCGCAGAGTTGCGGAATCAGCATCCGCCACTGCCATACATCCACCCGCCGGGCGAAATGCAGCCAGCCCATCCGGCCACTGGAGAAGTTGACACCCTTCAGGTCGCCGGCCAGCAGTTCGTACGGCACCCCAAGTCCAACTGAGATCGCATGCAGGGCCTGCCACGAATAGGCGGAGTAGCCGTTGAAGACCGGCGGCGCCGCGAAGCTCACGCTCTCGCCAGTCCCCAACTCCTGGATCAGCCCGGGTTCCATCCGCTCGATCAGCGGCGGCCTCTTTCGTTCGAGCCCCGTGATCGACTCATCCTTGGTGACGAAGGCCGCGAAACACGCCGCGATCTTCGCCTGCTCCATGATCGCGTCCTCCATCTCGTCGAAGCTGCGCATGCGCTGCATCACCGGCGCCAGCCAGCTGTAGCCGCGCGCCTGCCCCGGGCGCTTAGACAGAAAAACGTGAATCACGTCCTCGGCGGGAATGCGCCTCGACTCCAACGAACGCATTGCCAGCGTACTCCCGGGGTGCTCGTCGAACAGCCAATAGGCGACACGCCGCCCCACCGGATCGAACTCCACCCCCTGGATGATTTCGTTCTTGCCATTCTTGCCACTGCGCGCTTCATCGAGAAAATCCGCCTCCAGCACTTGCAGTTGCATCGGTACGGGTAACCCATCGCTACTGAAGCGCTTCCGCCGTCGGACCAGGCATTCGCCCGCCTCGACAATGGCCTCCATGACCTTGTGCTGCAGGCCATAAAAGTTCTCCAACCCGTCGGCGTCGCAGGCCAACGTCTCGGCCCAGGCCCGCCAGAGCGCGCCCAGCTTGTTGTTGGCTCGATCACTGCGCGCCATGGGCCGGGGTACCACCCCCGCACCCACCACGTTGTCGGCAATCCCCGTCACCGCCCGCTCGGCATAAGGGTTGTTTCGGCGCAGATCCCGTGCACGGTTGCGCAGTCGCCCAAGCGCCGGGGCGTTCTCGGCATTGGCATCGGTCCCCGCCGAGCGCCAACCTTCATTGCGCCGACCGCCCGCGGCTCCCTCGAAGCGTCGAGTCAACAGACCCGCCGAAAGCTCCGCGCGAATTTTCTTCAGGCGCAGTTCGGCGCGTCTCGCGGCCAGGCCGGGAAACCAAGTCTCGAACACGCTCATGTCAGTAGCCTTTGGAAAAGGAGGTGTAGCGGCGTCCGCCGTCGTTGTTCGCAGAAAGCCCCAGTTCATCCTCCATCAACCGGAGGATACGCAGCATCTCTTCAACCGACCGGTAGGTGACGCTGCGATCCGCATAACGAACCGAAAGCGCCCCCTCCGCCACCGCCCCTTTCAGGGCTCGGTATTGTTCCAGGGTGTAGGTCATCACGCTTTCTTCCAGTAAGAGGACTGCACCCGCGGGCGCTCATCCGTAGTTGGCGATAGCGCCTCAACTCCCGCAGCGGCCAACCTCTCCAAGTCCAGGCCGAAACGTTGCTGGCTGATTCGCAACGCGGCCAGGGCGTACACGAAACAGTCCAGCGCTTCGTTGCGGCGCCCTTGATTGTCCCAGCGATACTGCTGTACACCCTTGACGACCTTGAGCACCTTGCTTTCGGAGGTCAGTTGCCTGACCTCCATCTCGTCGCAAATAAGGTCGTTTGCCGGCAAATGGATTACCTGGGGCTGGGTAATGCCTGCCTGGGACTTCGACACATCCAAGGGCAGTCGTAGGCGGCTGTAGAACAGCTCTTTGGCGTTATCCGTACCGACGGTTGTCAGGTACACGCCTCGCTTGTTGCGTTTCGTGGGGAAGCTGGCGATCGGCTTGCCGTAAACCGGTGCGCCGATGATGGGGATCATCCAAAGCAAGCCGTTCTTCTTGCTGTCGTCGCAGACTTGATCGATGTAGTGGCCGCCAGCATCCCAACACCAGCGCTCTACTTTCATCACGAGTCCATCGCTCCGAGTGAATTGGCGGTGCAGTTCCAAATCGCGCTTGCGGCGCAGCTCTTCACCACCTGGATCACCCATCAGCACGAAGCGATAAACCAGCCAGCACTCTTCGTTAGGCCCCCATGCCCAGACTCTCCCCTCATAGCGATCATCCTGCGTATCGCCGCCGCCAGTGAGGATCACCGCCTGGGCCGGGATCTCGCCTTGCCAGACCTCGCGACGCCCAAGCAGCACGTCCCACTCGACGCGCTCGCCCTGGTCTTCCTCCCATGTCTCGCCAAGGGTTGTGTTGACGAAGGTCTTCAGGTCGCTGCGACTACCCTTCGCCTGAAGGAAGTCCTGTGCAATCCGACCCCAGGTCACAAAGAAGCTATAGGCTGTCCAGATGTGGAAGCTGATGGACTCTGGGGTAGGAATCGGCGCCCCCTCCACATCGAAAAAGTCGAAACCATCCCGGGTCCAGATTCCAGTCTTTTCGCAAATCCAGCGCGCCTTGTACTGCGCCTCAAGCGCCTCTGAGTAACGGATCAGGCAGCCGGTAGCCTCACACACATACCAGGCATCTTCCGGCTGTTCAGGGTCCCACTTGATGCCATAGGCGCAATCCTTGCCGCCCCACTTCAAATACTGCTCAGCGCCACAGTGAGGGCAAGGAATGTGATAGCGCAGCAAGTGTGGCGATTTCTGGACAGCCCCCTCAATCTGGCAACCGCCTCGATCGATTGGGCCTCGCAGCTTAGGCGTGCTGCCCCTGATGGACTTCGGAAAAGTCGAGCCTTCAATCCGCTTGTCACCCAGGACGAGCGGAGACCCCTCCTTATCGATGTCGTGATCGAAGGCTGCCAATTCGTCATAGATGACAGTGTCAGCAGAAATAGCTCGATAGTTCTTCGCTGCCTTACCGCCGCGGCACCACAACTGCTTGCCATGGCTGAACTTCTTGATGTCGAGCGTGTTGTCCCGGCTCTTCTTGCCGCACCAAGGCGCCAGCGCGCGGACGGCTCCAACGTCCCGGATCATGGTTTCGATCTCGGACTTCATGAACAGGTCGGCGCTACCATCATCTGGCACAAAGAACGCGATATGCCGACGCTTGTGCTCAATCTGGTAAGCCGAGGCCGCCAGCAGCATCTTGGAGTAGCCGACGCGGGCGGACTTGATCACGTTGACGATTCGAATCTCGTCGTTGCCCATGGCGTTGAGCATCGCAACCTGGTAAGGAAGCGTCTCCCAGCGACCTTCTTGGTAGGAAGATTCGCTGGACAGGTAAAAATTATCATCAGCCCATGCCACAGGAGTCTGAGGCGCGTCTCGGCGCAGAGACAGTAAGCCGGCTGACATAGCAGCCTGGCAGGCCTCAATCTGCACTGTCGATAAACTCGTCATGCCACTCCGGTAGGCGATCTGCCGCCTGGGCGATAGTGTTGCGCGCCTTTGTCAGCTCTCGGCTAATCGAGTCGAGTTGCCCGGGAGTGAGATCGGGGTGACGGCGACGCAGTGTCATGACCACCGTATCGAATATCGAACCGGCGGCCGGAATGAATTTTGCGAAAGCGAAGGTGATGAACTCAGCGGGTATCAACCGCTTCTTGGTTACTTCGTTCTTTAGCTCCTGAGCCTCGGACTGAGCCGCAGTAAGCCGCAGGCGCTCCTGAGTAAGTCGGTATTCGATCAGCGGATCAATATCGCCAGAGTCAGGGGCCGTTTCCGGTTTGACCTGAGCGCTTCCAAGTCCTCGTAGATAGCGGATATAGGCCAGCCGGCATGCATCCACGTCGAACCCGCCCCTGCCCTTGGAGCCAGGCAGCACACCGTCTGCGATGAGATTGCGCACCTGGCGATCACTGAGATCGAGGTGCTTCGCCACTTCGATCTGAGTTGCCATGCGATACCCAACCGGAACCGGAAACGGAAGTCGTGAAAAATGCCCGTATATAGAGCGAGAACGAGGCTCGAATTACCCTCTGACGGGGGCACCCCCGGGAGGACCCGCGACGCACCACTTTGGTGCATTCATCAGCGCCTCGCAGCGAACCGAACAGCAACGCCGCGCAACGCCGCCTCGAACTCACGCGGCAGGTTCTCGTCAGCGTACTGCTGCGCGATCTCGAAGAAGCTCAGCCGGCGGCGATACGAAGGGCGTGACACGAAGGCCATGATGATCGAGACGGCATCCCGGCCTCGGCCTGTGCGCTCAGCAATGCCTATAGGCTGGCCCTTGCGTGTCATGACGAAGTAGCGGCGAGCATTACCCTTCGCTCTGCTCCGTCTGCTATCGGTGGCGTTCGCGTTGTACCCGGCTTGGCTGAAGCCGCGAATGCCGCTCAATGCCCTGGTGACCTGTCCCCGCTTGATGTTCCCGTAGCGATCGAGGTCCGCACCGGCGCCGGGTACCACGTACTTACCTTCGGGCAGGATCCCCTTGGCCCTGAGCTGAAGCTCGGCCGGCTTGTTCCGACGCGGCCCACCGTAGACCTCGGGGGCAATCCACACCGATGCAGGCTGCGCACCGTCCGCTTCGTCCTTGAACCAAACCCGCGCTTCGAGCCGGTCTTTCCTGGCTGGCACCATGCGCAGGCTGTTCAGGGTGTACGGGGTCGGGCGGTCGAACACGACACGCATCTCATCGCGCAATCGATCCATCAGGCCTTGCGCGGTCCGCGTAAGCGCAGTGGCTGTCGCGTAAGGAATCTGCCGCTGCTCAAGCTCAGTCAGGTCGGCGAGTTGCTGCTGGAACCCTTCTGGCTTGATGCTGATCATCTTCGGCAATACCTGGGCAGGCCGGCGATATGCTTACGCAACGCCGCGATCATCAGTTCGCGTCGCTCGACTCCGGCTCGGAGATCAGAAACAACCTGTCCATCAGCGGCAGCAAGGACGGCTCTTCCTGCATCAGCGCTGCCGGTGGCTCCGGGAGCCTGGTGCACTCCGCCTGCGGGGCAGCGGGCTTTGACGTACACGACGCGAGCACCAGTGCCGATAGCATCGCGGCGCAATTGGTTTTCTTCATGGGAGGCCTGTAGTGCTGCTTGGTAGGTTCGGGCCAGGGCATCGGTCTGGACCTGCGCCTGGGTGTCGCGCTGGGCCTGCTGGGCCATGGCGGTGATCGTCTCAGCGGATTGCTCGACGGCGGCCTGCAGGTCATCACGCTGAGCAGTAACGTGATCGAGGCGCCAGAACACCAGAGCAGCCACCAACGCCACCACCAACCACGGAGACCACCTCATCACGCACCCGCCAGCGCTGCGCGCGCCCATTCAAGGCGAGCCGCACGGTCGTCTGCGCCGTTGCAGCCCCCGTTGATCTTCAGCGTGATTCGCTCGAATCGGCCTTGATCAGCCAGGTCGTTTAAACCCCGCGACTTCCACCACCACCCCGAGGCGATAGCTGCCCAGGTCCGTTGCTCCAGCAGTTCCGGTTGCGCTACCAGTGGCAGCGCCAGGGCGCGGGCGGCTTCGGCGTAGTTGTCGTGGCCCGTAATCATGATCAGGCCACGACCCCGGTATCGATACCCATCGCCCGTATCCGGCGACCCATTGCCCATCCTGTTGGCATAGACGCGGTTGGCGATGCGCTCTGGCTGGCGGGCGTACTGCTTCGCCTCGGCCGGCGTAAAACGCGTCGGCCAGGTCTTGAGCAGCCCCTCGGCGGAGTAGTTCAGGTTCTCGACCAATCGGCGCAGACTCTGGCTTTCGTGCCCGACCTGGGCGAGAAACATCGCCGCACGCTCGGGCGTGTTGATCTCGAACCGGGCCATGGCGCCGTTGATGTGCTCGACCCAAGTCGTTGCAGTAGCAGCACCACACCCGGTAGCGCCGTCGAGTTGATCGGCGGTGATCCTCATTCGCCAGACCCTCGACGAGGCAGCTTGATCCCAGCGTAACGGTCGGCCAGGTCGCGGATCTTCTCGACGCCCAGGAAGCCGATCCAGCCACCAATGAAGGTGGCCATGCTCTGCGGCACGCCAAAGAACTCGAAGCCGCTGATGATCGTCAGCGCCAGCCCACCACACAGCGCGCCCTCCAAGAGGGCCTGCCGGCGAGTGCCGCCGCCGTAGATGATCCTGGCCATAGCCATGGCCCACGACAGCAGGGAGGCGTAGATGATCGGCGCATGCTGGCTCAGCCAGGCGAGCAGAGCCGCCCAAGTGTCGGGTTTGTCAGGCATCTTCATCGTCTCAGTTCCCCTCGCCGGGGCGGAAATGAAAAAGCCCAGCGCGAGGGCTGGGCCGGGAATGGGTGCAGGTACGGCCTTTCAAGGGGGCCGCGCGCCCCGCAGCGCAATGCGCCACCTGCAGAAGGGTAGAAACAAAAAGCCCCGCACGATTGCGGGGCCGATTGGAGCGGTGAAACTAGTTTTTGTGGCCCGACTGATACGAGCCTTGAACGCAACCGTTTCGGTCGAACGAAACGGTGGTCTGATCCACATACTTGTCGTTCCAGTACGTGACAGCGCCGGAGCCGGCCGTACTGCCATTCCGGTTAGCTTTTCCGTAGATGCTCTCTACATCCCCCCTGGACATGCCAGGAACTACCTTTCCTTGCACCTTAGCCTTGCGTAGGTCGCGATCGGATAGGCCGGTTGAGCAAGTGACACTTGCTGCCGACCCTCCAACAACTGTCACGCCACTACCGACAGATCCAGAAGCGTTTGCGACACCCCGATAGGAGCGCCCTGTCGACGACTTAGGCTTCGCCATCACCGCCGACGCACCAGTTCCGCTTGGACGCTGGTTCGTAGCTGACACCACATCGTCCAAAGACTGATTTTCCGGGCAGTTATGCTGCGTGAACGTGACTTTTCCGTCTGGCCCAACGCACTTGAAGACCGTGGCGGCCTGGGAAGAGCAGGCGACCATTGCTAAAACGAGAACGGGGAAGATCCGTTTCATAGCGACTCTCCGTAGGAACTACCTCACACTTTAGCATCAGGCGGCCACTACCAGAACCTATCCCTAGAAACGAAAAAGCCCAGCTCGAAGGCTGGGCTCTTTTCTATGGCGTTCCGCTCTGCGGCAGTTCGCCTAAGCGGCAAAACCGCAATGTATGACGAAAGGTACAGGGCGCGATTATCACTGTCAATACGTCCAGCCTGTACATTTTTTCAGGCGGCCTTTTTATCCTCCATCACGAAGCACGCCAGCAGAGCCGACAGGCCCGCTCGAACCAGCATGCGCGCGTCCGCGTAGCTGATCCCCATCCGGTCCTGAATATCTCGATACGACATGCCATGGATGAAGTAGAGGATCAGGCTGCGGATGGCATCCGGGTCTTCGTCGTAGAGACGCGCAAGAAACCGGTCTACTTGCAACGCCCGATCATCACTGATGCAGGGGATCACAGCAGCAAACCGTTTTTCGTTCGCCGGGTTCCGTTTCATCAGCGCCAGCATGGGCGAAGAGCCGCGAGGCGTCCCATTGTCGGACCAAACCCACAGCCCGTATTGCTCCATCAGAAATTCCAACGCCTTGATGTTCATTTCAGTCGCCTCTGAAGTGGGAGCCGCCGGCGCCCCTCTGGTTGATCTCTTCTCGCGCCAGCCTGCTCGCCTGGCGTCGCTGCTCTTCAAGCAACCGCTTCACCCACATCCGCAGTTGCACCACCGCATCTCGCTGCTCCAGCGCCAGCCCCGTCACGCCATCGACGAACCCCGCTGCTCCACAAGCGGCGCAATCGATCTCGTGGAACACGCCACGGCTGTACCCTTTTCCGTGGCAAACGGGGCACTGAGCGAGCAGGCGTGGCTTGGTCGTCAGATCTGGACCATGTGTCTTTTTCATGCCAGCGCCTCGATGGTGACCAGAACCTCGCCCCCAGCTTTCACCTCCCCTCGAACAATCCGCAGGTCATCTACCAGGCCGTCGTCATCCCAGGCGCCAGCCTTGGTCAACGAGTCAAGGAGCCCTTTGAGGAGATTGTCGAGGTCGCGCTTTCGCCGATCTGGCGGGGATGCATGGATAACAACCCGAACAGGCCCGGCCGTCCTCCTGATGCCTTGTGCAAGGCAGTGCTGCAATACAGATCGGCGATAACTCCTACCGCGCTCGCTGATCAGCGTTCCGGACTGCGTGTTCCGGTAGTAGGTGTTGTTGCTGGGCGGCCAGGGAAGGCGAATCGAGATCATGCTTCCACCTCGCCACCGTCTAGCCATGCGAGGAACCCAGCCGGTATGTCGTGCCCCTCCTCCGCCAAGATCGAGGCGCATTTCGAAAGCAGGTCCGATTGGGTTCCGTACTCAGCCTCAAAGCGCGCCTTGTACGGGTGAACGGCGACCCCGGTGAAGCCCGCACCGCCGTAGCCGTTTTGATGATGCCCAGCGCACAGCGGCAGCACATACCAATGCGCGTGGGGCTTCGTCCTTCCGTCGACGTGGTGAATGCTGCAATAGGTGTTCACGATCCCCATGGACACCCGACAGGCGATGCACCCCACATGGCGCGCCAGCAGGTCATGCCAGCGCTTCTGCTCCGAAGTAACGGCCCGCCCCTTCACGCGACCTCCCGCGGATAGGTGATCTGGTGATGGCGCTCGCAAACACCGCACGCCTCCTTCGCAGTCGCAACCGGGGTGCAAATGAATTCACCCTGTACGCTGGCCCGGTAGTGAGCCTCACCGGCGACCAGGAGCTTGCAGACCTTGTAGGGTGGCTGGGTATCGCTAACCATCAGATAGTCGTTGAGTACGCTCCACTTCATGAGCGATCTCCTCCTTTGAGTTGTTTTCGAAGCTGCGCAAGCGCAGCAATTCCAACGGATTGGGTTCGCGCTTTCTGGTGGGTGACCTCTCCCTCCGGAACCTTCCCGAGCGCCTCGCCACGCGCCAGCTTCTTGATGATCTGTCGGTAGGAGATATCCAGCGCCGCAAGCCCATCCTTTCTTGCCAGAGCCTGCAGCCGGCTGAATCCAGCGCCAGCGGCTGCCCAATACACCGCAGGGCAACTCCATTTCGCGGCTCCGACCATGGCTGGGTGGGTATTGGCCAGCGCCTCGCGATATGCGTCATCAAGGGATGGCAGGCCGAAGACCTCAGGAGCCCAGCACCAGGCGCAGAACTGGCCGGCAGACGGAACAAGCGGCCTTGCCTGCGCGCTCAACGCTCTTACCCCGGCCTGCAGTTGCTCGCGGCGCGTAACCTCTTGCCGGACGATCTCTGCCAGCCACTCCGCCTTCGCAGCGTTCTCGACCTCATCGCTTGGCCAGGAACTTCGCCATCCAGGGCAGATCGCCTTGATCCGCAAGAACAACCGGTCGACCTCGCCTCTCGTCTGGGGATCGACCTTCACCGCCGGCTGGGACAAGGGGCGCAGCCCAGCGCCCTGATTCACATGCGCCAGCACAGCACCGACCGATTGCGGTTCGAACTGCCTGCGGGTCATAGCTGCACCTGGTCAGTCCAATCGGTCGACGGCGCGGAACCGGCTGTTGCCCACTTCGTCCGGTAAGCGCCAGCCTTGGCCAGCAGCAACCCGAACTCATGGCAACTGTCGACCAGGAACTTGTCATCCAGCCCGACGAAGAACGCCGCCACCGCTGGAGCCTCGCTGCCGAGGGCGGCCACCAGTTGCTTCACCTGGGAATTGACCTTGGCGTTTCGCACCGGCTGAACACTCCAGCGCGCCTCGTACGCTGCCCGGTACGCTGCCCACACATTCCGGCAAGCCTCCTGCAGCGCTTCGCCAGCCGCCGGCCCGGAACGGGTCGGCAAAGGTGACGGTTCTCCTGATGGTTCCCTTGTAGGTTCTATTACGGTTCTGGGTGCAGCATCTGCGGGGGTGGGGTGCAGATCCTGCGGGGGTGGGGGTGCAGCATCTGCGGGGGTGGGTGCATTTGCTGCGGGGGTGCATTTCCTGCGGGGGTGAACCTTCTGCGGGGGTGCAAATGCTGCGGGGGTTACGGTGAACATCGTCGAGCGCCCCTGGCGCGCTTCAATGCTCAGCGCCTTGCACTCGTTCAGCACCTTGATGGCCTGCTGCACGGCACGTTCGGACAGACAGGTGCGCTCGGCGATCTTCGCCACCGAAGGCCAGCACACGCCCTCGTCGTTCGCGTTATCCGCCAGGCTGATCAGCACAGCCTTCTGCGCCGGCGTCAGGCCCTGGAGTGGCCAGCAGGCCGACATGATGATCGTGCTCACTGACTCACCTCCGGCGACACATTTTCTTGATTCGTAATTTCGTGTCGCGACACGCTACCGAGGATCACAGCTTGCCCTCCTCAATCTTCCGCGCCAGCACCGACAGCCCCTTGGCAGTGATGCGTACCTGGCTCGCCGCACGCTCGTCGCCCTGATCGTCACGACCGAGAACCGTCACCTTGTGCATGATCCAGCCGTCTTGGATTCGTGGCTGATAGCCGATCCAGCGAGCGGAGCCGCTCCGGCGGTAGATCCATCGGTTCTGCTGGAGCCAGTCGAAGAGCCGGGAGGGGTTGATCTTGAGGTGCTTCGCTGCGTCGGTTATGCACATCGTGCCGGCCGCACCGCTGAGCCGCTCCAGGGCCTGGACCTTGGGCGCCTGCTCGCTGATGACCAACTGCAGCGCCTGATTCTTCTCGACCTGGTCAGCAGCCAGCCTCAGTGCATCCGCCAGATTCGTAGGGACGGCGGGCACACCATGCGCTAGCTGAGACTCCAACTCCTGCCAGCGGTCCACCAGGCGCGCAGTGAATTCCGGGCTGAGCTGGGCAACAACAACGAAGCTGTCGCGCTTGTCGACGAGGTAAACGCTCACGGGCCGCGCCCCAGCGCCAGCGTGGGAGGTTTCCTCCGATGGAGTAAACCTGATGACCCCCTTCTCGCCGAGGCGCTCGATGGTCCTCTTCACGTTGTCGTGTCGGGACTCGACCAGCGCCGCAATCTCGCGGCTGCTCATCGCCAGGACCGGGCCTTGTTGGATGACTGCAACTTGTGACATATTCGTCTCCGTTGGATGTTCGGCACCGCCTTCCGGTGCCTCCTCAAAAAGCCCGGTAGCCGCCGGGCTTTTTGCTGTCTGCTCTACTGGATGCCCGAACAGGGGTCGCAGCCGACTACGCAGCGCCAGCCCCCTCTCCGTAACATCTGCTACGTGCTATGCCGCACTCCGACCCCGAGGCCTTGCTGGCGCGTCGTAGAGGTCTGGGCGGAGCTGGTGGCGAGTGATGCGAGCACCAAAGAAGCGCTCAAGATCACGCGCCAGCGCCGCCCCTGGAGTCCGGCCGCAAGCCAGAACCTGCCTGAGGTACGCAACGCTCGTGCTGAGCGCCTTCGCAGCGTCATCACGCTCTTGGATGCTGAGCGACTTCCAGAAGGCCCGAAGCGCTTCTGCGTGGGTGCTTTGGGGTGTCTCGACGGCCATAAATGTACCTCCTTGGTACAATCATGGTGAAAAGGTTGTGTACCGTCAAGGTTCTGTACTTTTTAGGTACAGATGATGAAATGGATAGATGATCGATATCACGACAATCCGCCGTGCGAACGCGCTAACACTGGCCGAAAAGGAAGGCGGCACAGTCGCATTCGCTGCTCGCATAGATCGCGAGCCAACCCAGGTGAGCCGCTTGATTGGCTCGAACCCCACCAAGAACATCGGCAACAAGCTGGCCAGGCACATTGAGGAGAAATTCAATATGCCGCGCGGCTGGCTCGACATTCAGCACACCCCGGAACAACACCAGCGGGTGGCTGAGCCGACCGCCGAGTATCGCTCCGGCGGAAATCTGGAGTCCCGATCAGCGTGGTCAGACGGAGACCCGCTCGCGCCGGACGAGGTTGAAATCCCATACTTCGAGGAGGTCGAGATAGCGGCGGGCGGTGGGCGAGTGCCTGACCTCGAACTGGCCAAGCGCAAGATTCGATTCCCGAAGGCAACTCTGCGCGAGGCTGCCGTCGACAAGAGCACCTCCGTCTGCGTGAACGTCACAGGCAACAGCATGGAGCCGCTTATTGCAGACGGCTCGATCATCGGCGTCGACCTGTCGGTCAACACGATCGTGGACGGCGAGATCTACGCCCTGAAGCATGACGACCTGCTGCGGGTGAAGTTCGTCTATCGACTGCCTGGCGGCGGCATCCGGTTGCGCAGCTACAACCGGGACGAGTACCCCGATGAGGAGTACACCAGGGACCAGATGCGTGCCGGCGACATCAGCGTGATCGGCTGGGTGTTCTGGTGGTCGGTGATGCGCCGGAGAAGGCACTGATTAGAAAGCAGCCAACACCAAAAAGGAGCTATGATGATGCCAGATAGACCACGACAGCCTCCTCGGCCGACTCCGCCCCAGCCTCCGGCTAGGCCGACTCCGAATAATGACCGAGGGAAGTCGATCGACAGACCCAACACCATTTCGGAAAGCCGGCCTGTTCCACCGCCGCCAAGACGAGACCCCTGACATGAGCGATGCCGACAAAAGCGACATTGAGGTGCATGAACTCAAGTTTTACGTACAAAGGAACATTCGCTACCACATGAGGCGCGCAGCCTTTTTCATGAGGTGGGGAAGGTTCACCGCTTTTGTCGGCGTTCTTTTCGGCTCAGCCGCCATTACATCCATTCTGGCGAAAGCGCCGGCAGGATTTGTAACTGCTGCCGCGCTAGTGGTAACCATCGCGTCCGCTATCGACCTGGTTGTCGGCACGGGTCAGAGAGCTTGGCTCCACAATGATTTGCGTAAGCGGTATCTCGACATTGAAGCCGAACTACTCTCGTGCGCTGGAGCGCCAAGCCTTGAACAGCTCTGCCAGTACCGCAGCCGCATCCGGCGCATAGAAGCGGACGAGCCTCCAACACTACCGGCTCTTGAAATTCTGGCCAGAAACGATGTTATCCGGTCGATGTATCCGAAAGCTCAAGCCGACGAACTAGTGTCCAGGCTATCCTGGCTGAAACGCACCACCGCCCAATGGTTTGACTGGGATACTTCCAGCGCCTGACCCAAGCCCCGCTAGTGCGGGGCTTTTCATTTCCGCCCTACCCCTCCAGTTCCTGCCTATCCCACCTCAGCGTCACGGTGCCGTCGTCGCTGAACACCAGGTCGATACCGTCCGTCTCAGCCAGCACTTCCATCACCGCATCCCACGCTTCCGCCGGGTCAGTGTCCAGCCGGTGAATCGTCACCTTCCCCAGATCCTGCGCCTTCGGTGAGTTGATCATCGCGGATACCCGCATCCCCAGGCGATCAGTCGGTGTGACCTCGTACGTCTGCTGCTTCTGCTTCTTGGCCATAAGAACCCCGTAAACTGTACACGCATACAGTATCCGGACAGTCGGAATCCCTATAAGAGCCAAAAAGGTACAACATGGGTATTGACAGTGTACCTTTTAGCTACTAATTTCAGCTCACCCTATGTACCTTTTTGGTTCAAGGGAGGCCACCGAGCCGACCGCTCTTTAACAACCTGAAGACGAGCCAACGGGCGCCGAGTTGATCCGGCTATTGAGTTCCGTTGGACGGTACGAAATGCGCAATGCGCTCACCACCGGCTACCGGCGTGAGGGTTTGCGAGAAACACCGATTTCACTGGCTGGCCCTCCACCGAGGGCCAGACGGGAAGTCAACACGCCCTGGAGGGCAAGACGATGAACCCCATCCACTACGTAAATAACACCGGAACCGACATTCGCATGCTGGAGTCCGTTTTCGCCTAAGCCTACGCGACCGGCGTTCTTGATGAGGATTACGCCGACCTGTTCACCATCGAAATTCTGAAAGGCTTCAATGCGGACGGCACCAACCGCGTGATTATCAGCGCAGCCTAAACAACCGCCCAGGTTCGCCGGGTCATCACCGAACACCAGCCCGGATCAGGGCAAACCAAAAACGGAGAATCGCAATGTCGAGCAAGAAGAAGGCTTCGCAGGAGACCGCTTTGGTCTTGAGAACATGCAGCGCTGATCTCACCAGCCACGGAGGGTTTCAGTGGCCCGACAAGATCGGAGCGGTAGTCGAAGCCCCGGACTGGAAGAAGGACAACAAGTGCGGTCACGGCCTGCATGGCTGGCTGTTCGGCCAGGGCGACCATGGTTGCAGTAGCACTGTCGGCGGCGCCGATGCGAAGTGGCTGGTGGTTGAGGTGGATCTCTCCGATCTGATCGCCCTGGGCGGCAAGGCGAAGTTTCCTCGCTGCACCATCCGCCATATCGGGGACAGAGCGAGCGCAACCCAATTCCTGATCGCAAACGAACCGCGCTCGGCTGGCGTTGCGGTGATCGGCGCCACCCTACAGGCCGGCGATAAGGGGTTCTGCCAGGTGGGCGACTATGGCACCGCCACCGCCGGGGGCTGGGGCACCGCCACCGCCGGGGACTGGGGCACCGCCACCGCCGGGGAC